GCAGATATGGTAGATCGTACAGATCTAGGTGATATTATCAATGCTATGAAGCATATCGAACATATACTAGAAATATGTAAAACTAAAGATGACGTTGTACGCATATTTCCTTTGATATGCGACAACTTCAGATGGAAGGGTAGTCCTGGATCTGAAGAATTTGCTAAAGAAATCTGGACGAAAGTATTGAAATAATCTATAAATACTTATGCAAAGATTTGGTAAAATACTAAATAAAATAAACAGGAAGGTTCATATGGAAAATGAAACATTCGAATGTTCGTTTCGCAAAGCATTCGAGAAAGATGATGGTGGTGTAACTGTATACGTTACTAAAGACGATGGTACAGATATGACTATCTATGGTGAAGCATTAGGTGCATCAAGATGGCAAAAAGGTGCTAGATTGAAGATTGCAGCTCAACCAGTAAGAACAAGTAAATCAGGTAAGCAGTATCAAACTGCAAGTATGATTGAATTGTTAAGTGGTGAAGTTGCTGTACCAAATGGTGCAACACCAAGTGCTACAGGTAAAGATCCTGCTGCACAATGGAAAGAAAAATACAGATTAACTATGAGTAATTTATTATCTGCTGCTATACAATCTGGCAATGACGTAGACTTTGACAAGATTGATGGTTATGTACGTAAGATATTGAATGCTCAATATGATGGAGACGAGGCTCCATTTTAACAGAATCATTTATCTCCCTCTAGAGTTAATGATAGTTGCTGGGTGGGTGCTCCCTGCCCAGTAACAGAAAGATCTTATGGACTTAATACTTCTTAATGATGGAGTGTATAGTCTAGTTTCAGTCACAAAAGAAATGATGAAAGGAATTGAACTCTTAGCTGAGGTCGATTGCTTTGATCTATGTGATATACTACGACTACACTTGACAACATATTATGACTATCCGATAAATGTTCATGTGATGAATGATGGAACAGGAGATTTTTACGGATGCATTTGTTCAAATTAGAACTAGAAATGATGGGTATAAACACTTATAATAGGGATGATTTGGTTTTAAAATTATATAAATTATATTTAAGAAAGGACAAAAGTGATTACAGAAAAGCGATTGGAAGACTCCTTAAAATACCTAGCAGATACAGATGAAGAATCTGCAAGTGCTAATGCTAATGTAAAATATTTAGATAGATTACTTAAACGTAAGAAAGCATTACACATAACTGGTAATAAAGAAGATAAAAGTATTTCTGCAAAAGAACAAACATATTATGCTAGTGATATATATAAAGCAGCAGTAGATGAGTTGTTTGAAGCAGAAGTTAAATCTAATACATTAGATAATAAGAGAGATAAAGAAGCTCTTATTATAGATTTATTTAGAACTCTTGAAGCCAGTAGGCGTAAAAATAATATATGATATATAAATTTAAAAGATGGGTTATCTTACCTGCGTATACTGAGATTATTATTTCAGCAGACTCTGATAAAGAAGCGTTAAAGATAGTCCGAGCCATAGATCCAAGAACTTTGAATTGGCAAGAAACAGACGTTGCTGATGAAAGAATGACCTATGAAGTCATAGATGAGAAGTCCTGAACAGAGAATGTTTCTTAATGTAATAACCCAAGCAGTGCATGACGCAGCATATAAAGGTTATGATCGTTATTATGAATATCATAGAGATCAAGCAATAGCATGGCTTACCAGCAATTCCCAAGATTTTAGAGCTATATGTGTACTAGCAGATTTAGATCCTGATTACACATATTTAAAGATGATAAAGGCTATAAAGAGTGATATAAAACAGTTACGTAGAAACTATTATAAAAAACAAAAACCAGAACGAGAGAGTCGTCCTGGTCGTTATAGATTGAAATTTTAATGACTGATATAGATATGTTTAAAGATATGACTTACGACACACTTAACAGACAGGTTGATGGTACTCATTATAAAAATATGAAAATCCAACCTGCACATTTCATTAATGAAAATAGTTTACCATTCGCCGAAGGCAATGCTATTAAGTACATATGCCGACATAAGAATAAGGGTAAAAAGAAAGATATAGAAAAAGCTATTCATTATTTAGAAATGATTATAGAGAGAGATTATTCTTAGTCTAGTATTAATTTTTTAATACTTTTCTCTCCCATATATATTTCTACTTCTGCTTTAGATTTTATACATTTATAGGTAACAGTAGATCCATTTTTTAACTGACGTTCAGCAACTCTTTTGCCTTTCAGGCATGATGATAAAGAGTCCTGGATACGATGTTCTTTAATCTCATTGTCTACAAACATGAGTAATGCAAATACTACTTCAACCATTATAAAACCTTACCTTTATTTATACCTTCTTTAATAGTATATCTATGTGTACCATTACCATTGATATTAACTTCTTTTTTATTTTTATTTAAAATTTTAACAAATCTATCTTTTCTGATTTGTCTAATAAATTCTATAAATTGTCTATTGATACGTTCCATTTAATTTTTTCTGTAAAAGATCTACCTGTTCTTTAAGGTGATCTATATTAACTTTGTTATATCTAGATGCTTCTATTTCTTTTTCAATAGATTCTATTTGACCTGCAAGGTGCTCGATGAGCATATATAGTTCTAAGTTTTTAGGTTCTTGCTCAGCTTTTTTTAAAAGATCTGCTTGAAAGAGAGTATCTGAAGTTTCTAGTTTATTAAGTCTTTCAACTATACCAAAGTATGCCCATACACCTATAGCAACTGCTGCAACAAGTGCAATCAGATTTCTAATTGGTAGAGATACGTTTGTGTTTTCGTTTAGTTTCACCATGAAATATTGGTAATGATTTACCAGATGTATAGAAACATTTTAGACAATACTTGTATTTGTCGAATACTACATATCTGTGTAAAAGTTTTTTTTTACAAGTTTTACATTTAGAGTGGTCAATCATTTCTTTCTCATAATATCAGCACCTTTAAGACCATAGATAGCACTAACCACCCCTATAAATATAGCTTGATACCAATATGGTAAGTTCTTAAAGTATTCAAAAAACAGATCTATTCGATCACGTATCGTTGGATCGTCAGAAAAAACAGACCAGCCCAATAGAATAATAGGAATAGAAATGAGAATAAGGACAAACTCGTCTTTGTAACCTTGATCATTACTCTCAATAACTTTCGCTTTATATTCAATTTCGCCTTTCGCCATACGTTCAGCATGTACTCGCTGAGCATCTGACATTAATTGTTTTGTTTTTTGTTTGTTCTGATAAATATGAGACGCTGTTTTAACGCCTAATGATAATAAATTCAACCACATAATTATTCTGCTGTATTAGCTGTAGGAAGTCCTTCCCAAGCTTTGTACATTCCTTCTACAAGTAATTCATCATCGTATGGCTGCATACCATTTTCCATTTGTATAATAGCTTTTACAAGTGGTAGGTAATCTTCCATACTATTGTTGAGTCTTATATCTTTTTCTTTATCTAATTTTTTACATACAAATTCAACATACTTATCTGTAGAATTTTCAGAAGGGGGAGCCCATCTGTAAATTATTTCTTCTATAGTAGCTTTTTTATGTTTAAATCTATATGTAAGAAGTATTCTTTGTAAAGCTCTAATACCCATTACAGCTTCATTAAATACACAAAAAGTTGGATCTGTCTGCTCAGCAGCCAAACCATCCCAATCTGTGCCTAATTTTATGTTACCTGGATTCTTATTTCTAATACCTCTAGGTAATTTTTCTATTCCATCTGCCATTGTTTTTTAATACCATTGGGATTAACTTAGGCAATCCATCAATGATAACTCCTGTTCCTATTACTGGTCTAGACTTCTGAAGTTTATTGTATTCAAAAGCTAAACTTTTCATGTTGATTAAACACCCAACTTGCATTCCCCAAAGTAGTTCATTTGGATTACTCCAATAATCTATTTTGTAGCAGGTATGATAGTGTCCTTGTACTGTACACATACCATATTGTTGAGCAACTTTTAAAACATCTTTATATTTACCATGACAGAAATATATCTTCTGTCCATTAGATGCTTTGAGAATTAGATCCTCATGCCATGTCCACCCTTTACCTACACCTAACATATGATTATATGATTTGAAAACTTCGTGTGGTAAACCATACCTAGTAGCTTTTCTAAATACTAAGCTACCATGATTAGAGTCCATAACATATTGTTTTGGAAATAATTTTTCTAAATCTTTAAAAAATTTTCTAGCAACCTGCAGCTCATGACTAGGTGAATATAGTCCTGGATGAGAGTCATGGAATGAAATACTATGCCAATCCATCTCATCACCTATATTAACAACTGTATCAGGTTTATATTTTTGTTTTATAGCAGCTAGAAAGTCTATCGTATCTATATGATGATAAGGAGCATGTTGATCACTTATCACAAGTATTGATTTTCGTAACATACAATGTTTTACAACTTTGAGTTTATATAGTCTAGAGTGTTAGGTACAACTATACAGGTTTACCTTTTGGTAAAATAATTTCTTTTTCCATGCATACAAATTTCATATATATACCATGTTGGTTTATATCATCTGCACCTATTTCTTCTGATTTACTTAATGATTCTAAATATCCTGCATTAAGACAGGTATACATATCATCATAATATGTATCCATCTCAATAGGATCCATGCACGTTCCTGCAACGTAGGAACACATAATCATAAATAATGCTATTTTTGTCATGCAAAAATGCTAGTAACTAAATATAATACTTGTGCTGCAACTCCTAGTCCAACAGCTGTTAAAATATATTGTATTCTATCTATATCTTTTTGCATATGTGCTAGGTGATTGTTTTCTATAGTATCAATTCTTTGATTGATAAGATCTATAGCTCCATGTATTTTAAGAATTTCTTCTCTATTTTCTGTAGCTCTACTCATATTAAAATAATGTCTTATAAGGATCTCTTATAAGTCCTTTCGTTTTATATTGTGTGTATCTTGGTCCTTGATATCTAGGATGTCCAAGCTGTCCTAACACAAAATCAACAGCAGTATCAGATGCAAGATCTAAGGATAATCCTTGTTCTTGTAATCCTTCTGCTATATTTCGTGATGCAGACTGTAACCAAATAGGTAAGAATCTCATACCTACATGACCACCTATTTTTAGTCCTTTTTCAATCGCCTCGTCATCTTTTTTTGTAATATTAGGACTCCACTTAGTAGTTAAGTATTGTTTATTAGTTAATACTTCTATTGTTGTTCTAGGTAGAGAACCAATCTTTTTAAGACCAGTTGATTGTGGATCTGTTATCCAATGGAAAGGCTCCATTAATTGTTTAGAAAATGTAAGTACTTCTCCATTTCCTAAGTCAATTCTTGTTGGATCTGTATTTTCTAATATTGAGTGTCCACTAAATATGTAGTTTAGTGCAGATCCTGCTACAGCATACGTAAGTGCAGCTCTAGCAAAATAGTATTGATACATTCTACGTAATGCAGGATCAGACTCAAAATTAGGTAATGACTTAGCAATAATTCTAATATTAGATATTGTCCAATCAGGAGCAAATAGAAGTAATTGCATATAACCTCTAGATGCTGGTTGTAACGTAGTTTGTGCTAATCTTTTAAGTGTATCAGATTGTATTCTGTTCGCTAATTGTTCCCAGTTTTGACCACCAAATGCATCATTAGCAAATGTAGCAGCTTTAGTTGCTTTACCATATATTTGTGCCTGAGTATCACCAGGCATAATTCTTAACAGATTAGGTCTACCCATAAGTGTAGGTGCATCTAATACTGTAAGAAATGTATGGAGTTTAGCTGCTGTAAAAATTCTATCCCATGTAATAGTATCAAACCATCTAAATACTTTTTCTACTCTGTTATTTGTAGATACACCAAAGTGTCTTTTTAAGAATGGATCTAATCCTCTAAGATTATAATAGAATCTATCAAATCCTGTATCTTCAGGTACTGATATTTGTAATCCAACACCTTGACTAAATCTTACTACATCATCATAACCTGCTGTACGTAGTTGATCTACAGCATGTCCAAAGTCTTTTATATACGCTTTTGGATCTTGAACAGATTTAAGTATTTCTGGTTTAGATCTGGGATCTAATGTTTTTTTAATAAAGTTTGGTTTAGCTCCTGCAAACCATAATGATTCTACCAATGCACCAGCATGAAAGAATGAGAATCCTACTGCTAGTCTTTTCATCATTAAGTTGGTTGTAAAGAGTGCACCCATCAATGCACCTTCATCAGTAGCATCAAAGACCATTCTCAATGAGTTAATCATTCCTTTATGCACTAATACAGAATCAGTTCTGTCTGCAAAATAAGGATGTTTAAATTCTGTATAATTAGTATCATCAAAAGTTTTTTTGACGTTATTTCTAATTATTAATGGTTTTTTAGATATTTCTGTAAGTTCTAAATTTTTTATTATTGCTCTGGTAGAAAGTGCTTTACCTGCTGCAAAGGTATACATTCGTACCAGCTCAGCTGGATCATCTTTACCTAAACGTATTGTAAATCCTTTTTGTAATCCATGATTTATATCACCAAATATACCACGTCTAGCAAACTGAAACTTACCTGATGGACCAGTTACTATGCCTGTATCAAAGTCTTTTACAAATCTAAATGGTTGTGCTTTAGGATTATATTCATTCCAAAGCAAAGGTAGATAGTTAGTTCTTTTATTAAATACTAACTTTTCACCACCTGCACCAAATATATTATAATATTCATTAAATATTTTTTCTATAGTTTTAGCTGCTTCAGGTAGATTTTTATCTACAGCTCTTAGCTCATCTAAAGTTATAGGTTTTAGTTTACCATTATATTT